ATTTTTACCAATTAAATCTATTTTTCTGTATCCGTGTTTATAACTTTTTACTAAATCCCCTTTTCTTAAATGCTCAATGGAAATATATTCTTCTTCTAAATTTTTGTTTAGACATAAAATTTTGGTTCCTTCGTTAAAACAAGATGGGGATGAGATTGATTGTGTTGTGATTATTACATTTGCAGTCATTGCAGTCCCATTTGTTTTATAAATATTTATATAATGATAAGACCAGTTTTTTCCTATCTTAAAAGAACTATTTGTCATATTATAATGTGGTGAATTTGGATTACTAAAGTAATTCATATAATTTATACTTGTGCCGTTTTGTGAAAAAACACCATTTATAAATATATTGTCTGAACTATTAATATTAGGCATATGAATATTCTGATTAAAAACAACAGCTAAACCATTAATTGTTTCATAAAATGATGTAACTAAATTTGTATTATTATCTACACTAAAATGTCCATTAAAAATTGACACCCCAGTAGTTTGTGAAATACTAATAAGTGAAATACTAATAGAATACCAAGAAGTCGTCATATAATAATACTAATACTTTATAAATTACAAAAAATATAATTCTGTAAATTATATTTAGTTTTTGTTAATTGTTTAATTATGGATAACCGTGGTCTTTTTTTTTTACTCGGTTCTCTTACTGCCTTTATATTATTAAAAGAAAAATATAAAAAATAATTAAGGAGGTTGTTTTAATTCGTTGTTGGTCTGTAAGGAAATAATTTGGTTAAGTTTGTATTATAAATTGAATAATTTGGGTCATTACAATTTGCACCATATCCTGTGCCATACAAAGTTCCACCTCTTAATCTTCTATGACTCTTTTTATGACCTGATTTCAAGTTGCGCTTTTTTGTATGACGTCTCAATTTTCTCCCAGCGTTCATAGACGCATTAGAGCTATTCATAGACGCATTAGAACTGTTCACAGACGCATTAGAGCTATTCATAGAGCTATTCATAGATTCATCTGCCGCAGAAGTATCACCGCTTAAATCAAGACTTTGATTCATATCAAGATTATGATTTTCATTTGCATCTTGTGGTATTGCAGCTGCTTCTCCTTCTGGAGCTTGTAAATCACTTAAATTCAATAATTGTCCGTTTTCGCTATCTTGAGAATTATCATTGTTTTCCGCTGGCGCTGGTTGTTCTTGATTTATATTTCCTTGTAAGCCTATATTATTTAAAGGTGGTAAATTATTATGTAAATTTTTCGCAATATCAAAAATAATTTGGTGAGAATTTAAATTATTATTAAAATATTCTATTGCTTCATTAATAGTATCTATTGAAACATTTAAAGTGCTTAGTTCATCTATTTGGTCTTGTTGGAAACCATTATCAAGTAAATGTTGTACTTCATCTGTCGCGAAACCTCCTCTCATATTTTTTTTACTTTTACTATTTACTCTTTTGTTTTTACGTTTAACAATATATTTTTTAGACCTTGACATATATATATAATTACTTATTATTTTTTAATAAAATTAAATAGATTTTTCATATTTAATAAATCAAATTTTAAATTATTAATTTTATCTAAAAATATTTCATTATCATTTTCATCTTTACTCAGTAAGTAGTAGCGTTCAAATTCGTGTAACTGCGTATTTTTATCTTCTATTGCTTCTTCCATTGCACAAAATATATCTTCAACGCATTTTATCTTTATTTTTTTTAAATAGGCTGGATGATTTAAGTGGAATAATATTCCTAGCATTAAATATCTTTCTCTAGGAATTTCCATATTTAAATAATTATTATAAAATTATTTAAACTAAATATTATTTGGTTTAAAATCCACCAGGGAAACGAACCAAATTAGCGCCAATACCAAAGCCAGCACCAGAACGAGCTGTAACACCCATAGAAGGAATGTAGGTATCAAGGATGCTAAAAGTGGCAGCAGCAGTTAAAGCAATCAAAATAATTTCCTCAATGTTCAAAGAACGTTTAGGAATAGCATAGGCAGCGATAGCTACCATTAAACCTTCAACAAGATACTTAATGATTCTCTTGACAAGTTCGCCAACGTTAATTAATCCGCTCATTATATTAAATAAAAAGAAAAAAATATATATTGCGATAAAAAACTTAAAAATAAATAATTAATTAAACTAAAATGGATCGTTCTAAAGATAAGAATTCCAAAAAAGGTGGATTTGAGAGAAAGGAAATAAATAACAAAACAAATCCTAAATATGTTGACCTATTAGAAGAAGATAAGCCTATAGCTGGTCAAAAATTTGTCTGCGTTTCTTTTGTTTCTCCTGAAAAAATAATAAAACAAAAAGAAATTTTTTATTTTGAAGAATTCCTAAAGAAGTGGGATTTTAATAAATCTATGGAAAAGTTTGTTCAGTTTCTTAATTTCGTTTCATACAAATATAATGTTTCATTCGAAGATGTCTCAAATGATTTTAAGGATTTTGTTAAAGAAGAAAGGGAAACGCTTTCTAAAAGTAGTATGACTGATGACTACAAGACATTTTTAGATAATAATGAAACCGACCTAGATAAGTCATTTAATCGTATTCATAATTTCCAAACAAGTACTAGAGGGTTAAAAATTCGAGGCTCTTATCCATCAATGGAGGAAGCCGAATTAAGGTGCAAAATGTTAAGAGAAATTGACTCAAACCACGACATAATGGTCGGTCCTGTTGGAATGTGGATGCCTTGGGAGCCAGAAGCTTATAAAACCGGTCGTGTCGAATATATGGAGGAAGAGCTAAATCAATTAATGCACGAAAAAACTAAGAATGAGTCAAACGCTAAAACCGCGTTTGACCAACGTATTAAAGAAACTAAGCAAAAGGCAATTGAAGAAAATATTAAAAAGGCGGAAAAATCTGGAAACACGTTGTCTCAAACTCTTGATGAGCAAGGTAACTTAGTTGGTGTTACTAATTCTAACACTCAAGAGTTTGCTTTAAAAGAACAAGAAAATATTTCTACTGCTGACATTTGCATGGAACTTTTTGACGGCGAAAATGTTGTTGTTGGAAAAACTGATAACGGACAAAGCTTGCTTGTTAGTGGTCCTTTTGTAAATAAAAATAAATAATTTTATATATTAACTTGTGTAACAGTTTAAATATTTTTTATTAATAATATTATGAATAATGAATATGAATATATTGGGTATATTGGCGCTTTTTTTATAAGTATAAATTTAATTCCGCAAATTTTTCATATTTATAAAAACCAAAATGCTGATTCAATTTCTGTTACTTCTATTGTATTGGGAATAATTTCGTCAGTTATTATGTTTACTTACGGCATTTTAATTAATAAAATTCCTATTATAATTTCTAATGGTATGGTTTTTTTATTTTATTTAATTATACTATTTTTAAAACATTTATATAGTTTTTCACCTTTGAATATTTAATATTAATTATTTTTACACCTTTGAATATTTAATATTAATTATTTTTACACCTTTTAACCTTTCAATTGGTTATAAAGTAACAGTTGCCAAATCACATTAAAAGACAGCGTTTGAAACGTGAAATGGTGTAAAAATATATAAATAAAAATATATAAAGCTAATTAGTTATAATAAAACATAAAATGGAAGATAATACTGTTTTTGCGTTAGTAACAGACAAAAAATATTTCGGTAAAGCTATTGTTACCATTAATGATTTAAGAAAAATCGGCAACTGGAAAGGCGAAATTGTATTAATAACTATTGATTTTGATTTGGATGAAAACTATAAAAAAAAGTATGACTTAATAGAGACTAGATTTCCTTTAATTGATAAGTCACTTCTTTTAAAAAAAATTGGACAAAATGGGTTTTCTAATAGCGATAAGAGAGAAATTAATAAGTTAAACCAATGGGAAAAATTACACATTTTTGATGATTACTTTTTGAAATGGAATAGAGTTGTGTTTTTAGATGCTGGACTACGTGTTTTAGATGATGTAAAATATTTACTTGAATTAGACTATAAGAATCGAATTTTAGCTCCAAATGACGCATCTCCAAATTTTAATGCAGACCAAATTTTTAAAAATCAATTAAGCTGGGACAACTTAGATTTAATTAAATTAGTCAAAAATGATTTTGGTGAAGAAATTTTTGATTTGCATCATATGTTAAATTGTATATGGGTTTATGATACAAGCATTTTAAAAATATGTAATAAAGCGGAACTTATTGAAGCTATGAATAAATATACTTTGTGTAAAACTAATGAAATGGGAATTATGAATTTACTATTTCATTTTAAATATAATTTGTGGAGAGAATTTCCACTAAAAGCTTCGTCTGGTAAATATTTGTTTGAATGGTGCGAATTAAATTATTCATTTCACACTATTTGGAAAGATTATTGTTTTCTTAAATATCCTGTTACCATTGGCATAAATGAAAATCCTATTCAAAAAATGGTATTAGATGGTTTATAGTATGAAAGTTTGTTTTGAATATACGCATTTTTTACATTGGGTAAACTAAATACTCTATAACAAAAAACACAATCTTCTTTTCTATTAAACTCAACTTCTTCTGGAAATTTCACTTGTTCAAAAATATTTTTTTTTATTGTTGCTTGCGAATGATGGATTTTATCTATTGAATCATTGTATCCATTTACTTGCGTTATGCAGCCAGACCAACTTTTTACTAATGTATCTCTTCTTACGCTTATATTGTGAATTTTATCAAATATATTTGCGTTATATTCCGACTCATCATAAAAATTATGTAAAAGAATATCACTCCCTTCTTTTTTAATAACTTCTAATAAAATCTCTATTCTTTGAGGATGCATTATATCGTCTGCATCAATAAACGTAATATAATCCATATCTTGCAACTTTGAAGCGGCTACATTCCTATTTCGAGCTGCATTTTGTTTTTCTTCAGTAACAATTATTTCCAAAGGAAAACTATATGTTTTTTTATTTTCAAAAGGTTGGGTAGAAGAAGAGCAGCTTACAACAACTTTATCTGGAAGAATTGTTTGTTTTTCAATTGAATCAAGTAAAAAAAATAATTGGTCGGTATGCCCATAATAACAAGGGATTGCTACACCTATTTTCATATATATTTTATTAAAAATTCTTTTTATTATATTATTAAATTAAATAATACTATAATATTTTCTACCATTTATTCGCTTTTTTGACACTTATTTTAGGTCCAGCTCCACGTTTCTTAACATTATTTGGGTCATATTTTTCTTCTTCATCATCATCTGTCATTCCTTTTGATAATTCCCAGAATTCTTTAGAGCCCAATCTGAAGTCGCCGTGGTTGTCAGCTTTGTACCAGAAAACTTGGTCGTGCAATTTATTGGATTTAGAATTGTTGTTAATTACCAAGCACTCATAATTTTCAGTACATTGGTCCATCACCTGACAAAAGCTCTCAAAAGTTGGAAACATTCCTGCGTAATTTTCATATATACGTCTTCTATTGGCAATATAATTTTCTCTCAAAATAAAGACGTAATCAATATTTGTTCTAAGTGTTGGAGGTATGCCTAATGGATATTGCATTGTGATAACTAACATAACCTTCCAGTGTCTCAATTGTACCATTTTCATTCAGACATTTCCTTCTGAAATCATTAAATCTATACTTTTTAAATGGGTATAGCACTCTCTCGAATGGGTTTAGACTATATCTTAAGGCATCATCGTAATTGGTTAGATTACTCAACCCCACGGGCATTTAGTCGTTGAACTATCATCGTGTCCTTACCGTAACGGATTTAGATGACGAGCTGCGGGTTATCTCTATTTTATACATTTTTACTTTACCTTATGTAGTTAACATAAGCCGCTATTACATTTCTATAATAGTTTAGTAGTATAAACTTTCAAAAAACTGTTAATAAGTTTTAAATCAAGACGTCTCCGCAATTTGGACGTGTCGCATATTGAATTTAAAATCAATACACTAGCCATTTTTTTGAAATGACTATGGCAAACAATTCACCATTCATAAATAAAAGTCGCATCATTTTGTCGCGCGCCCACGTGTTATCATATAAGCAGTCATCTAAAATAACGAATGCACGTGGGTCAATAGTGCTGCGTTTATATGTTTCCATTTCTTTTTTGATTTGCTTCAAAACAGTTCGCTGTCTCTTCAATATATTTTCTATAATAGCTGTGTTATATTCATTATGAACAAATAATTTCGGAACCATTTTGCCATAAAAACCGTTTCCTTCTTCTGTACCTGATATAACTGTTCCTATGGGGATTTCTTGTTGATAATATAATAAATCTCTAACCAAGAATGACTTGCCTGTATCTCTCTTTCCAATTAAAACAACTACAGGGCCTTTATTTTCATTAGGCTTAAAACTTATGCTTTTCATATCGAATTTTTTAAGTTCTAAAGTCATTATTATAAGTTTTAGAAATTATTTTTTAATAATTTTTACGCATACGCAAATATTTATAGAAAATTAAATAAGTTAAAAAGACGTATAATTTATATATTAAGTAGCTAATATGATAAATCTTAATTATCAAAAGAGAAAAAACTCTGAACTTTTTAAAAGTTTAGAGAATCCGGAATCATTGTTTCTTTCTAAAACACAAAATTATATTCCAATTTATACAAAATTCTTTTCTCTAAATGAGAGCAACTTTAATAATATTAACCTAAATAATAAATGGTTCCTTTCTTCTATTAATGAAAAAATTGAAGACAATGAGCGCATTTACAATTGTCGTATTAAGAATATAAACAACAATAAAACTAAAGATAAAGAATTATTTTTTAAACTAGCTCCTTTATTAGACCCTTATAAATTTTTAATAGGAAAATACAATATTCTTGACAATCGTTATTTAACTCTGCCTAAAATGGATTCAACCGAAATCGACACTTATAGTAAATTTTTAGATTTAAATAATTCAGCTTACATAGACGGATTATTTTTATTTTTAAGTAGTAACTTAATTAATGAATATAACTTTGTTAATGGTGTAGACTATTATGGCTCTTTTTTGGCAATTAAAAATAATTTCAATATAAATGTTTTTGACGACATTGATTATTTAAATGGGTCTGAATTTTTCAATAAAAATAAAAATAAGTTATTTACTATTGATGATTACGAACATTTATTTAATTTACAAGAAGGAAAATTAAAACCAATTACTATACAACACGATTTAAGTTCTAAATCTAAAATGTCAATAAAATCTTTTGATGAGAATATTTACGAAGATATTTTTGAAGACAATACGGAAACAATAAGCTTAGATAATTTAAAAGAATTATCAATTGAATTAGTTGATATTACTAATGAAGATATTTTAGATACAAATGATAAACAAGATAAAGATAAAAATGTTACATTAAAATCAAATTCTACTTGTTCTTCTAGGTCATCGCATACGTCTTTAGATGAAACCGAATGCGACAACGAAAACTGCATCGATTATGAAGAATGTGAAGAAGATGATGAAGCTGAATTGGTTGAAGAAGGTTCTACGGAATCTAATGAAGAATACGAAGAAGAGATTATAAATGCGACCATTCCTAAGTTTCCAGTACAGGTTATTTGTATGGAAAATTGCGAAAAAACATTTGACGAATTAATACTTACAAATGAGTTAAATACAGAGGAGTGGCATTCTGCTTTTATGCAGATTATTATGATTTTAATTACATATCAAAAATCTTTTAACTTTACACATAATGACCTCCATACAAATAATGTAATGTACGTTCAAACCAATAAAAAATATTTATATTATCGTTATAAAAAAAAATGTTACAAGGTTCCAACTTTTGGACGCATATTTAAAATAATAGATTTTGGTAGAAGCATTTATAAATTTAATGGAAATATATTTTGCAGCGATAGTTTTAATGTTGGAGGGGACGCTGCAACGCAGTATAATACAGAACCTTATTTCAATGAAAAAAAACCTAGATTAGAACCAAATTTTAGTTTTGACTTATGTCGTTTAGCTTGTTCAATTTATGATTATGTTATTGATGAATCTGATGATACCAAAGATTTAAGCAATTTAAAAGACCCTGTTAAAAAATTAATTGTTGAATGGTGTTTAGATGACAAGGGCATAAATATGTTATATAAAAATAATGGTGATGATAGATATCCAGATTTTAAATTGTATAAAATGATTTCTCGTTGCGTTCATAATCATACTCCAATGTCTCAGTTAGAAAGACCAGAGTTTAAAAAGTTTTCAAACTTTAAAGAAGACGTTTCTAATGAACAAATTATAGATATTGATAAAATTCCTATTTATTTTTAATTTAGAAAGATAGTTATTATTTTTGCATTACAACCATAATACTATTATATTTATATATATTATGGATTCTTTTGGTTTCATTATTACTAGACACGTTAATTCAGAGAAAACAAATAAATATTGGAATCATTGTGTAAAATGTCTAAGAACATTTTATCCTCAAAAAAAAATTGTTATCATAGACGACAATAGTAACCCTAATTTTTTAAAAGCTGAGTTTAATTATATAAATGTACAGGTTATTCAATCTGAATTTAAGGGACGCGGTGAATTATTGCCGTATTACTATTTTTTAAAGAATAAATTTTTTAAAAATGCTGTAATAATTCACGATAGCATTTTTTTTCATAAAAGAATTAATTTTGAAAATTTATTAGGGAAAAAAGTTATGCCTTTGTGGTTTTTTTATCCAGATAAAGAAAATATTAATAATACATTAAGAATTACTAAAAATTTAAGAAATTCACAAGGAATAATTCAAAAAATAAACAGCGACCAAAATCTAATAGGTTTAGCACATACAAAATGGTATGGATGCTTTGGAGGTCAAACATTTATTAATCACGATTTCTTAACTTTTATAGAAGAAAAATATGGCATAACAAATATGTTGTCAGCGATTTCTTGTAGAGCTGACAGATGTTCTCTTGAGAGAGTATTGGGTTGTATATTTTTTACCGAAAACCCAAAAATTTTAAATAGTAAATCATTGTTTGGCGACATAATGAAGTATCAAACGTGGGGTTATACATTTGAAACTTATGAATCAGATTTGAAAAGACGTAAAGTCCCTAGAGCAGTTGTTAAGGTTTGGACGGGACGGTAGTTTATATTAGTTTGAATTATTTTTATAAATTGTTAAAGTAATTTATAAAAATTTAAAACCCAGGGTTATCTGTAAAAATAGGAGTAACATTATTTCCTGCACCGCCAGCATTCTGAATCATTGGTTTTAATTGTTCTAAAATAAAATTTGCAATTATAACACTAAAATAAACTAAGAGAGAATCTCTAATAAGCAATTTTAACGGTTTATTTTCTTTTTCTACAAATCTCATTTCAATAAATTTTGCTATAAAAAAAGTTGCAGATATTACTGCTGCTATAATAAAAATATTGTCCATTTAAAATACTAAAGCACAATCTTATATTTTTTTTTACGCAATTATTCTAAAATTTCAATGTCATCAATTAATAAATCTGGCAACAACTCTAATTTAGGTTCTTCTATATTGTGAACATCAAGCACATCTAAATTAAACGATTGGTCTGAAATGTTTAGTTTTACATTTTCATCTTCGTCGTTCGCTTCCATTCTGCGTTGTCTAGCTCTCATTTCACTTATTTCTTCTAAACGAGATATATTTTTTGGAGCATCTACATTTATTACGCTTCCATCACCATTTGAAATATAATCAATATCATTAAAACTTAAATTTTGTTTAGGCGAGTTAACAATATTTTCCGCAACAGGCATTTCCTCTTCAATAATTTGTTCTTTAATTTCTTCAATAATGTCTTCTTCTACGGTTTCATCCATATAAGCTTTCAATATCGCTTCTACAGGAATACTTTCTCTCAAAGTATTTAAAATACCTTCACGCGTAATAATTTCTAATTCTCTATAATGTCTTTGGGTTTGAAGAGGAGGAATATTTGTTTCAAATAAATAAACATTTTTATAAACTATTCTAGCTACATTAATATAAGTTTTGTGAATAAAATCATCTAATTTTGGTATATTTATATCAATCTTTTTTTGTTTTTGACCGACACGCATTGAAGTTAAAATTTTTAGTTGAACAATATGAACACACGTAACCAGCTCCTCTAAATAATTACATCCTGATTTTTCACAAATTCTTTTTCTTTCTGTTTCGATAATTGTAGCGTTCCATTTAGGTATTCTTGAAATAAAATTTTGAAAGGTCATTAAATATTTATCCATTTCACCATTTTCTTTGCAAAGCTTAATAGCTTCCTCTAAAATAGATTTATACCCATCAATTATTAAAGGCGTTAAAATTGAAACTAATCTTGAAGACCATTCATTGCGTGATTCGTGAAGAGAACTAACGTTAAAATCGTCCATTTACATAAAACTTATATTTTCTAAAGATAGTTCTGAACTCAAAAAAACAAAATTTAATATAAATAATATCAATAATTTTTCATTTCTAAATTCTTTTCTTACTCTATTGAAACAAATCAGTAATTCAAACCTTTTTTCCATTGTAATATTATTTTCTAGAAACTTGGGATTTTCTAGCAAATTCATAATATCTAATGCGCTGTATGCTTTTTCATATAGTTTTGTGCAAAAGGACATTACATCTTCTAAAGAAGTCTTATTATTAATAGACTTAATTAATTCTTTTTTAAGCCATTCAAGACGATATATTTTTACTTCTTTTGTTTTGAAAAGTTCATTTAAATTATATTGATATAAATTAATTGCATTTCCATTTAGAATAGGTTCTGGAACATAAATTTCGCAAAAACGTGACAATATTGGTTTCATTAAATTATACTTATCTTCAGCAATAATAAAAAATCGCGTATTGTGACTAAATAATTCAATACATCTACGCAAAGCAGATTGTGCATCTAATGTTAATTTGTCGGCGTTTAATAGAACAATGCTTTTAAATATATTTCCCCCATTTGAATTTATATGAGTCTTAGCAAAAAATTTTAATTCATCTCTAATAAATTTAATTCCTTTACCGTGAGAACAATTAACGTACATAACAAATGATTTAATTTTTTCTCTATTATTTTCATAAATTTTATGAATAAATTCATTTACAATAGTTCTTTTTCCGCTTCCAGTTGGTCCGTGAAAAATAATATTTGGAATTTTATGTATAGATTGAAAGTAATCTAATTTTTCTTTTATATTTTGATGAATGTTTAATATCATTTAGACGTTACTATATTTTAAAAAGTGTTTTTATATTTTAATATAACGTAATTAATAAAATATAAAAATTAATTTATGTATTGCAGTTTTTTTCAATATAACTACATAAAGATTTGTAATACAAATCATATAATAAATTCGGCGCAAGATTTTTGGCGTTCATAGTAACTGAACAACCGCCTGTTTTTAAATATGATACATCAAATTTATTTATTTTAAAGTCTAATGCTTTATGAATTAAACTTTCAACTTCATTTTTTCTTTCATTTTTCACGTGTAAATGTAGCGAAAGTTTACTTGGTGCTAATCCAAAAAATAAACAGCTTTCAATAATATATTCAAAATCCTCATTTGTTATAGTTCCACAAGTATCAGACAAACAAATATTTTCTACATTCATTTTACTTAATTTAAGAATCCTATTTACTATAAAATCATTATCTATTTTACCTTCAATTGGACATTCATTAATACACGAAACATATAATTTAATTATGGGTTTCTTAGTTCTAACTACATTTTCATCAAGTTCATATAACATTTCATATATTTCTTGGTCTGATTGTTCTAAATTCATTTTAGTATTTTTAACTTGGAAACTATTTGAAACCGAAGTTATAAATGATAAGCAGTTAATATTATTATTATTAATAACTGTTTTAAGTTTATCTTTATTTGGGACAAGTATAAAGTGATTTGTTGTTTCTGTTAAAGCTTCATTTTGATAATTATTTATAGCTTCAAAAAATTGGAAAGTATCCTTAAATATTGGTAGTACCTTTTCAGATACAAGTGACCCTATTTCTATATTTGCAGGTTTATGATGTAAAACAATTTCTTTATAAATTTCTAATTTATTATTTATTGTAAATTTATGTTGTTCATCTTTTGTAAGCCCTTGCAAACCATCTCTTAAAGTAACATCAAAAGGAAGAGGCTCTCCTATTTTATTATAAAATTTATTGAATTCTGGATTTGATAAAAGCCATCTCCTAAAACTTTTCGCGCATATTGGTTGCATATTTTTTGTTAACATTTTTAATTAATTAGTTTAAAATATTAACTTTAAGTTTATTATGTAATTTATTTAAACAGATGTAGTCAAAGAATGTGTGTATGGATTCTCTTTAAAAGCATTTAAAATATCAGGTTGAATACGGTCACACATTTGACATTCATTGTAGTACTGTGGTGCTCTAATTGCACCATATGTTTTAACAGATGGAGGCATTCCGGTAATAGCAGAATAAGCAGGGTTCATTCTACCATCATATCTGTTGCAGTCTTGTTTCCAGCAGTTTACATTCATTTCTTGATTAAATATTTGCATTCCACCTTGATTTGGTCTATTAGCAATAGCGGAAGACTTAATATCATTATTGTGCTGCATATAAGCTGCTTCATAACTCATATCTCCATATCCTGTAGCGGCGCCACCAGCAGAGGTAAAATATTCGCAACTAGTTGTATCTCTCTGAGTTAAATCAGGAGAAGAATAATTGTTAACATAAATTCCTTCTTTTTGATTATTAATGTTGAAGTTTGGCGAATAAAGAGTTGTTTCCTTAACTGTAGTAGGAGTAGCATCTTGTGGATTATATACATAACCTTTTGGTACAGCAGGTGCCGCCTCACCATAAATACGAACATTATTAATTGTTTCATCTTTACGGGTTGGTTTTAAAATGTCTAATAATGGAGCAATAACCGCACCAATAGCACCACTAAAACCACTTCTAATTGTTTCTGGTTGTTTTACAGTAGACCTATGATTCTCATAATTGGTGTGACTACGTAAAAAATTATCTTTATCATTGTGTGGTCCGCGACCAGCAGCTCTTGAATGATTAACACCTCCAGACAATGGTGCGTGACGTTTAGACTGTTCAAAGTTTTCTGGCGCCATTCCTGCTCTAACATCTGAAGGACCTGCAGGACCAGTATAATCGGTAAGAACATCATTACGTCTGACTACACCCATTTCTTGAATAGGTCTTAAAGTCTCACCTTTTTCTGCACCAGTAGTAGTTAACCAACGGTCTTGAGTATTAATAAAATAGGTGTCTGGTCTTTGTTTTTCAACACGCCCAATCATTTGTGTAGTTGCAGAATTTTTAATATAAGCATTTGCGGGTCCCTCGTGGTCAGTTAACTCATATTCTAACTTAGGATTTGTTACTACTCTCAATTGGTCTACAGTATATGGCAACCATTTGTCGCGTGCTTCCATTCCGGAGTTGTAACCGCCCGTACCATTTACGCTATATCCTTTATCTAACCCTGGGCCAACCATAACACTATCAAATGGTTTAACATTATTGTTTTTCATTGCTGGATTTACTCTTGATTGATAAAAATCACTTTGATTTGGCATACCATAAGCCCACTGCATATTACTTTCGGGTTTAAATAGTGGCGCTTGTTCAATTTTCTTTATTACTTGGGAACCTGTACCTATCATATTGTCTAAAATTGATTCAGCTGTATTCGCGTGATAAGTATTTCCTTTAACTTTGCCGCCATTAAAAGGTACCATATTATTATGTTTAAATTGTGCTGAATCTAAGTAATTGCCTGATAAAGAATAGATTTCTTGAATAGTTTTGCTAACCGGCAAATTATTTCGAACTTTTTGTTCATATGCATTTTGATTAAAATATTTATCAGTTGCTACATTAGGATTCGGATATTCTTGAACTGTATCTACTAGTTGGTTTATATTTGACACTGGAAAATTTTGAGGAGGAATATTTGTATTAGGTAAGTAATTACCAAATTGTTCACTTGTTCGAGTTGCTAAATTGCTAACGGTTCCCATATTTGCAAAATTCTCTTGGTTCATTTTTCTAGTTTGCATTTTTTGACTTTGAGTATTACATTCTCTTGATGGCGTTTGATTTGACACTACATACATGCCACCTAATGCTATTAAAGGGATTGCGAATTCCATATTTATATATATAGAGTATTATATTTTATTGACATAATAATCTAAATTATTTCTTAGCATTTTTTATTTTAATTTATGCTCTTTTTGCAGAAGCACAAGAATTTGTTTGTTGACAAGTAGTTGGTCCAGCTACATAACCTCCTCTAATTAAATTATAACTACTTGGCAAGTAGTTTTTTGTCTCATTAACAACACAATCTCTCTTTGGAGTAAAATAATCTTTTTCTAAAATTCGTGTACTTAAATTATTTTGAAAGGGTAAACAAGTATTTTCTTGGGGATTTAAAGGAGGGTAATACCAATCTACCTGTTCAAGGTCACGATACCACCAAGCTGGATTAGTTGCTCTTGATTGGTCTGTAAATAAATTATTGCAAGTAGGATACTGAATTGCTTCATTTGGAACATTAAAATTTTGATAATTATCTTTTCCTAAACAATCACGACTTAATGGTTTATTTACACCTCTTAAGTCGCTTTCCAAATTTATTGTATTTGTTCTTAAATTCGCTCCCCACTTTTGTATAATAATTTGAGGGTCTTCAATATAACAAGGGTTAGCACCATTTCCTGGAACATTTAATATCCATCTACCTGGGTCTGTTGCTTGTTGTAAGCTCTTTTTTGTTCTACAAGGGTCATAATTAAATCTAGTACAGGCCATTTTATATTTATATAATATATTTTTATTACATATTTAAATTAAAAATTAATTTAAATATTAGGTTTTTAATTATTTATATGGAACTTTTTTTAAAAGAAAACGCACCAACCTTATGTTTAAATATGATAGTAAAAAACGAAAGTAAAATTATTACTAGATTATTTGACTCTGTTTTGCCTATTATTGATTGTTATTGTATTTGCGATACTGGTTCTACTGACGATACTGTCAAAATAATTAATGAATATTTTTCTAATAAAGGAATACCCGGCAAAGTTGTTACAGAACCTTTTAAAAATTTCTGTCATAATAGAAACTTCGCCCTGCAATCTTGTTTAGAAATGTCTGATTATGTTCTATTAATTGACGCTGATATGGTTATTGAAATTACAACTTTTGATAAACGATTATTAAATAAAGCAGATAGCTTTTATATTCTTCAAGGAAGTGATTCTTTTTATTATCAAAATATGAGGATTGTAAAAAATAATGGACTATACAGTTATGCTGGCGTTACTCACGAATATATTAACACCCCGCCAAATGGTACAGTTTTAGGTTTTGAAAAAAAAGATTTGTTTATCAGAGACTTAGGTGACGGTGGTTCGAAACAGGATAAATTTGAACGAGATGTTCGTTTGCTTTTAGATGGATTAAAGGATGAACCTAAAAATGAAAGATACCATTTTTACTTAGCTAATAGTTATCACGACTCTGGCAGATTTGCAGAAGCCATTGATATGTATGAAAAACGTATTAAGTTAGACGGTTGGCGAGAGGAAGTATGGTATAGTTATTATAGAATAGGATTGTGCTATAAAAATATGGGTAAAATGTCTGATGCCATTTGTGCTTGGATGAATGGTTATAACTTTTATTCTGACCGTCTAGAAGGGTTGTATGAAATTATTCAACATTACAGAATTATATCTAAGCATAAACTATGTGAATTGTTTTATAAGTTAGCGGAAGAAGTTTTAAATAAAAATTTAGATAGAGATAGTTATTTATTTTTACACGAAGACGTCTATTCAAATAAAATATATTATGAGTATACGATTGTTGCTGCTTATTTAGGAATCACTAATATTAATAATGAAGCAATTAAGGTTTTAAACAACTCTAAAGATGGAAATGAAGTTAATAATATGATGCAAAATATGAAATTTTACAAAGATGTACTGAAACAAAAGGGTAGACTAACACTTGACAATACAATCGTATCAAACATAAATAATGAAGCCACAACTTTAAAATCATCTTCTAGTTGTTTGATTCCTATTGCAAACAATGAAGGTTATAGAATGAATATTCGGTTTGTTAATTATCATATTAATGAGGTCGGAGGTTATCTAAATTGTGATAAATATATAATCACTGTTAATAAATACGTTGAATTTAATAAGGATTTTACTATTAAAAATGAAAAATGGATAGAATTAAAATTTGACGATAGAAGATACATAGGAATTGAAGATGTTAGAATCTTTAATGACGTTGAGACAGATAAATTGTTATTCATAGGAACTGGTTTTCATCGTAACAATAATATTGGAATTGTTACTGGAGACTATGATATACAAAATTTTAGCTTAAAAGAATCAGAAATTGTTACAAATTTTACGAATTCCAGTTGTGAAAAAAATTGGGTATTTGTTGATTATAAAAATTCTACTCACGTAATTTACAACTGGCATCCGCTACAAATTTGTAAAATAAATAATGAATCTAACTTGCTTTCTTTGATTGAAACTAAAAAAATGCCTAATATATTTTCAAGGATTAGAGGTTCTACGTGTGGTTTTAAATATTCTAAAAAAGTTGGGGACAGCATTAACGGGAATATTTCAATTAATATTGTAGAAGAAGAAATTTGGTTTGTTACTCATTTGGTTTCTTATGAAAATCCTCGTCACTATTATCACGTTATTGCAAATTTTGACTCCAATATGAATTTGTTGCGTTATTCAGCTCCATTTAAATTTGAGGGCGAGCCGATTGAATATTGTTTAAGTATTGTTGTTGAAGATGAACAAGTTCTTATCAATTATAGCACTTGGGATAGAACTACAAGAATAGGCGTTTACGATAAAAAATATATAGATTCAATCGTAAAATATACTTAATACAAAAATAAAAAATTAACTTAATAGTTATCAATGAGGCTTGCATTATGATTGCAGCTATAGCTATCAAACAATAATTTATTCTCGCTATAAATTAAATACCAAATATTTACTTCCCACATAATAGTATTCTTAGAAGTCATAATATCAATACATTTTTCTTTCATTAAGTCTGCAAATTTAATTAAAGAGCTTTTATTTCCTCCAAATACACCTCCGGCGAAATACCACGCAACATCTTTATAAATATCAATGTTGAATTTATAATTTAAATTCCATATACCGCCAATCCTAATATTATTATAAGTTTTATACTTCAAACTATTTATTTTTTCAATAAATTTATCGTCTGTGCAACTACTTTGAAATATATGTTTTATTCCAAAATCTAACCAAATAAAATGTTCCGTTTTAAAATGATTTAAATATATAGCTTGTTTCATCCATTCCGTTTTATTGCACATTGTAAACATAAATTCAATTGTATCTTTTGTATAATCGGTTGAATTTAAATGAAAATTAGTTAGATAGTTTGCGTAACTATACAAATAGGAAGTTTTCTTATTTATTTTTACAATTAAAGTGTCTTTTATATTGTAATCTCCTTCTTCTATTAAATCATACATAATTTCGTCAACAAAAATAATTTTTGCAACAGATGACTTCAATAGAATTTACCATAATTATAATATCTATTCAATGAATTGTCGTATCTATCATTAACGTTGCTTACAAAAGCTGAAACAATTGTATTCATTTTGTATTAATTAATTATATAATTATTTTTAAATATATAAATAATTATATAATTTGTTGTTCGCAGAAAAAAAGCGATAATGAGTGAAATGTAATGTTTCTCATCTTTTGTCATCTTTACCCAGTCGCCCAAATCTTTCGATAAATCCACTTCTTCGGCAGTCCAGAAACACGCCACAGCGCTTTTATACATCTGGTAAAGGTCTTGGTATTTGACTGGTAATACAACAAATCGGTCGTCATCTGGGATTAATAAGGGTTCTGTTTCCGTTCCGTTAGACATTTGATATAGAGAGTGATAATATTTCTAAATCAAATACGACGGCACAACTATACTTACGCAATTAAGGGGCAATACTTAATACGCCCAAATTATTCCAAACCGCACCAGTCGGCAACCCAACTGCCGAAGTCGGTAGATTTTGGAAGATAAGGTTTCCAAGCAGTTTCGGTGTTAGAGTAATTGTTCCAGCACCAGACGAACCAGATGCGGATATTGATAAACTACCAGAAGTAGAATTAATAGCACTTCCGTTCATATCAAGGGGTCGTAAAAAATTATTATCTCCGTCTGCTCCGTTGATACGCTGGAACTCGGTAGAAACTCCATTCAGCGTAGCAAATATAGAAATAGAACCGTCGTCATTTCCAACACCTACATTTCTAATAGTCGTTTCTATCTTCGCAAACTCGGTCTTTACACCAGTAGAGTTTTTGGCGTTAAAAGACTGACTACAAATTACATCGTTATTCGCACCATTTCGTCCAGATTTATAATACTGAACTGACGGCACACCATTCGTCGTCCCAGCAGTCGCATTCGTATTAGTTATTTGAAGGGTAGGGTTGGCGATAGACGACGGAATCGTGCTGGTTAAAGCAAAAGTAGCGTTATTCGCCGTTATATTGTCGCTGGAAAATCCAAGAGTTCCGTTAGTTTGTAAATACAGAGCGTCGCCTATATGTTGTATGCCGTCAATTCCACCAAAAGTTCCAAAGGAAGTATTACTTGATGTGACGGTGTCGTCAAAATCAACAACCATACCAGCACTACTAAAAGTGGTTAAAGGAAAGTTAGTGTCTAATAAATTAATAACTTGTCCGCTTAACGCCGTATCACCAGCAGTTAAAACGGCACTCAAAGTAACCGCTGGAACTGGCGGATTAAGCGTGGTGTAATTAATAGTTCCAACATTCAAAGTTCCGTCGCCAGTAGTGCTTACACTTTTATTGATATATACTGCACCGTTATATGTTGCGTCATCAACTGGGGTTAAATTAATATCTCCAGTATTAGAGCGGATTGCGACACTCTGTAAAATATTACAATTCATCGCACCAAAAAGAGCCTTTACGTCAATACTTCCATTCGTCGCTTCCAAACTTAACGCATTTCCAATACCATCAGCAATCAAAGAAACAATATCCGTCCCCCTTATAACAATATTATCTGCTCCTCCATTTCCAATTGTAATTGAGTTTCCATTAGCGTCCATCGTGGTTGAACCATCACTCAAAGTGTTTAAATCACCATTTGAGGTAATAGCAATTGTCCCAGCAGTCGTAGTTAAGTTCATATTTACACTACAATTCATTCCAGTAACACCAATAGTGTTGATGAGAGTAGCGCCGTCTGATAAAGTTAATTGCGGGTTTAATGTAGGTTGTAAATCTATAAATCCTGGGGTAGCACCAGAAAAATCATCCATTCTCATTTTTTGTACTCTTAAAGCTCCACCTGTTTCAATCCAAATACCATCACCACCTAATCCAGGACTTAATTCTGGCGGAACAACTGACTGAGGAGTTAAAGCTAAATAAGTTGGGTCTATTCCACCTTGGACATATAATTTGCCAAAAACCATTACGTCTCCTGTGTAACCAATTCCTGTGTATCCTCCTCCTGTAGGTCCTGTGTAGGAAGTATTAATCCATTGACTTGCACCAGTGTGTCCAGTAGGTCCTGTGTGTCCGGTAGGTCCAGTAGGTCCTGTAAATCCTGTATAACCAGTTAAACCACTTGGATTACCCGGTTCTCCAGTTGGCCCTCTACATCCTCTTCCAGTTGCTCCTGTAGCTCCTGCAGCACCTGTATTTCCTTGTGGTCCTATTCCTGCTGGGCCAGCTGGACCTTGTGGACCTACAGGACCTAAAGTATTTAAATTACAACATCTTTGAGAACCTAAATATTGACTATAGTTTGCATAATTTCTTGACATTTATATATTAAATTAAAATAATAAAATTTAATATTTAATTTATTTCAATAGTTTTAGTAATCTTTCTTTGTCTACATTATTGTAATCAAAAAAATATTTATCACACCATTCTGTATTCCCATTTGTCGGAGATACATATAATCTTTCTTTTTTACAGTCTTTTCCAATATGACCGTTTTCTAGTAAAGCTTCTTCTGGTATTACATAAAATTTACCATTTTTACAATTTAACCAATATAAATCATTATCACCTTCATCATAACATTTGTTTTTACATTTTCCATCAATTCTACAGTCATATTTAGCTAGATTAAACATATATGAATTAGCATTATTATGAATTATTGAGCCCACTTTTTCTTGAACCTTTTTAGAACCAATCATAAAATCATATACAAGCCCCTCCATTTCATTATTTACAAATTCAATAAAGTCTATTGTACTTTCTCTTATTTCACGATATTTTTGTTCTTGTTGTTGTGTTACGCTTGTTGGCGTATCTAATATTTTAAACTCAAACTTATTGATTGTCAAGTAATAATTATTTAATTTCTCAATCAAATTTTCTTGAGATACTTCATATTTGTTATATTTTGATTTTTGCGCAATTCCAATTGTTTTTAATCCTTTTACTTCTTCATAAGGAATTAACCACATTTTTTTATCTTCATCGCAAATACATAATAATAAACAATTGTCATACTCTCCATTATTTAATCTAAAATAATATTGGTCTCTCTCTGTTTTTTTATTAGTAGTTTTAACTTGTATTCCTAACCATAAATCTTGAATTTCTTCAAATTTTTTTATAACTATATCAGCTTTACAACCATCAAATGACTTAATAGTTGTAAAATGGTCTCCTATTAATTCTTTAATATAATTAATACATTTTAATTCTTGTTGTAGCGAAGATAATTTATTATTATTTGAATATAATTCTTTTAACTTACAACTAACATTTTTATTTACACATTTTGGACAATTTAGACCTTGATTTAGAGTAATAAAATTTTTATAACTTACTGTATTTTCGTGACCACAATAAGCATTATATTTAATTTTACAATTGTTATTCTTATAAATTTCATTAAATTCTTCTTTGGTGATTGTTACGTGACAATTTTTATCTGAAAATTTTTTAACAACAGTTTCATATGTTGGAATTTCTAAAGCGCAATTTTTACACTTTATTCCAACTCCATTTATAAATTCTTTAAAAATTATTAAATTGTTGTGTCCGCAACAGGCTATATATTCTAATTTACCCAATTGATTTTCATATTTTTCGCTAATCAACGTGCAGTTTTTTTGCAAAAATGTATCTTGAACTTGCTTCAAAGTATATCTAATAGGCATATATAAGATATGCTTAACTCTTTATATTGTTTTAAATAATAAATATTATTCAATGTGCATTCCATTTTATAATATTTTTGTTACTGAAAAAATGCGTGATACCAAAAAAGTTTTTTTTATGACGATGTATGGTAACACACTTATGAACTGGGTAACTGTGCTAAGCAGAGTTTTATCTCCCCAAGACTGGCAACATTATACTTCACAACAAGCGGCAAATCGTTCTCCAAATAGACCTCAATTTGTTGGCAAAGATTAGTGCATTTAATGAAGTAGCCTAAGTTCTTTAGAGAGAATTCGCCTTGAATAATTTTGGATGCATCTTGCTTCAAAATGAAGCCCATACTGCCGTCAGATTCTGCGCGATGAATTTCAGCAGAAGCAAACTGCCCGGAGCATTTAAATATCAATTCATTGCCAACAGACTTAATTTCCAGCTTATCTGAAATGCAAGATAAGTCGCGAATAATTTTTTGGAAGTCAGCTGAAGGCAAATTAATAATAGAAGAAAACTTTACATCTGGATACTGGAGTTCTTCAGGTTCGGGTTCAATGAGTCGTAACTTTTGTGTCTTGCATTGCTTAATCCCTCCGTTCTCAAATTTTAAGGCTAAATGAGAAACAATCCCATCTACATAATCTGAGTTTTCAATATAAATAGTTAGCGTGTCATCATTGTCAATGGAATTAATAAGCTTAAATAAATGAAACATATTTACGCCAATAATAATTTTTTCCTTCTTGCATTCATAGAATTCAAAGTTTTGTGCAGCTAAATAAAGATGAGCCAAAATGGTATGCGACTTATCCATATTAATTATACGAATACCATCTGGCTCAAAGGTAATATTTGTTTCTAAAAGAATATCTTTAAGAGCTGTCATCAATGTTCTAAAAGGCGCGATTTGAACAGTTTTAATTGTTAAAACATTTCCATCAGTTTGTGTTGTTACATGATTTTTATTTGAGAATGCGGACATTATACTTGAATTTATTTTACAATCTTTAAATACTTATGGATTTAAAATAATTAAAATTAAATTTTAAACGAATTAAATTTTAATTATTTAATAATTCTATAATTTATTACACCTTATATACTATTTATAACTATAATTGAGTAACATTTTCAATTGCAAATGCGTAATTTGAAATGGCCGAAGTAGTAGCTCCAGGTTCTCCACCAATATCAGTATAAGTTAAGGCATATAATTGTATGTAACATGTTGTTCCTGATGAAATAGTTGTTCCTCCTAAATTAAAAATATCCGTAAATGAACCAGTAACATATGTTTCAGAAAAATTTGTTTGACTGCAAAATATTTTATTAATATTTGACGCATCATAGTTAAAAATTGTAGCAGAATAATATGTAGACGGAACGTATAATTTTAAATAAAGCAAAACGTACGGTATGGCTATATCTATTCCAAAATTATAAGAAACAGTTACTTTAAATTTATTTAATCCTCCATTTGGTGCTATAAATATGTTTCCATTTGTTAAGTTTCCACTACCAAGAATAGAATTAAGAACTACTGGAACACCAGTGCCATTAATAGCATCATTAACGAATAATCCAGTTGGACCTGTTCCTATAGTGTAATAACTTATTTGTGATGCTAAACCAGTTGGTCCAGTAGGTCCTCCAAATGGTCCAGTAGGTCCTGTTACTGAACTAGTAGCGCCAGTAGGTCCTGTTCTTCCTGTTCCTAATGCGCCTGTAGGTCCTGTTACTGAACTAGAAGCGCCAGTAGGTCCCGTTATTCCTGTAGGACCTGTGTCTCCTTTAGGTCCTCCAAATGGTCCAGTTGGTCCAGTGAAACTAATACTTCCAGTATATCCAATCAAAGATGACACCCTATAAAAATTAACTACAAGTCTGGCATCAACCCATGTGAACCTTTGACTTCCGCCAAGTGGAGCAGTTCCCCAACTAAGATAGGTATTTGAACTAATACTTGCACTATTGAGTGTAATTGTTCCGTGAGCATTTAAATTACCACCATACGGACCAGTTGCAACCGGAATAGAATCGAGTATTGTTGTTACACTAGTACTAACGTTTGTAGCACGCAGTTCATATGTGAATACGTGTTCAGGTCTAGTATTGCCTCCTGCATAGTATGGGTTAAATTCGACAGTCCAATAAAATATAAATAGTTCGTCTGCAGGAATAGTAAAAGGGGTTGTACTATAATCATTTGCACCAAAAAAAGGTGGAGGTGGAAGCGCTGCTTGAAATGAATCTGCTAATGACGATGAAAATATAAGGCTTCCACTTCCAGTAGGTCCTGTTATTCCAGTAGGTCCTATTATTCCAGTAGGTCCTGTTCCTAATGCGCCTGTATTACCTATTGGACCTGTTATACCTTGTAATCCAGTAGGTCCTATTCCAAATGCGCCTGTAGGCCCTGTTGCGCCTATATAACCTGTTGCTCCGGTATTAGTAGCGGTTCCAGGTATACCTTGTACGCCTTGTATGCCTTGTGGCCCTTGAGGTCCTTGTGGTCCAGGAATTGTTTTACAACAATTATTTTTATTTTTAATATAATCAATATAATTAGATGACATATATATATATTGTAATTATAAAATTTACTAATATTTAACTTTAGGAGCTTTTCTAGTTCCTTTGCTTCTCGCCTTTTTAGCTAGCGTTAAAGCCTTTGAATTAGATTTGCAACCTTTTTCTAAAATACTATAGTCTACCGCTGCTGCTTTTCCACCCGTTATTGCGCTTGCTAAACGCGCTAGTCCCCAAGATTGTGCTGTTTGGTTAGGTCGCGACCCAGATGAAAAATAAGCGCCAGCGCCTTTATTAATAATTTTGGCTAATGCGCTTTTAGAGCATTTGGTTGCTTTTGAAAGCTCATCGGTTGCGCCAATTTTATCAACCTTGTACATTTTTTCAGCGTTAATTATGTGTTGTGATTTTTTTGATTTGAATGAATTAACTCTTTTTCTGGTGTAATAAATTCCTTTTTTATAAAGATGTCTAGATTTCATTAACATGTTTGCTTGTTTTTTTCTATCTTTCATTGTAAGCTTTTTTGGTAGATAACGCAAATTGATTTTCATCTTAAAATATTATAATATTTTATATTAAAATATTAAAAACTTATTTAAAAACAATGTAATATAAATATAGAATGACTAATAATTTAGATTTACATAACAAATGCATTAATACATTATCTGACCTTTTAAATAAGTATGAAAATAGTGAGTACATGCTCCAACGTATAAATAATCATATTGTTAACTATTTACCAAATACACTTGATATTGAGTTTAAAAATTATGAAAAACGTATAAATAGAAATACTTTTCTTACAAATGAGCAACAAATATTTATTCAAGTATTTTTAAGTAAAAACCAATACTTTTACTTATCTAATAATAATTTTTTTTACGAGTATAATGGTAAAAATTATTTTATAATTAAAGAAGATGATATTATATATAAACTTTTATCAAGCATATCCAAAGACCGTGTTCTTTTGCAATGGAAACATAAAACAAAAATAAATATTATAAAAAAAATCAAAGAGAGAAATCTGCTTAGTTCTATTCCAGAAACAGATACTATACAAAATGTTTTAAATGTTTTATATCCTTCTGTGTTCTCATCAAAAAATTCCGCTAAATATTTTTTAACAATTATTGGAGACAATATATTAAAAAAAAATTCAAATTTAATATTTTTAATTAACAATCAAATGAAAAAATTATTGGTTGAACTAGATAGCATTGCTCTTGACTCTATAGGATATAGTAATAATACGTTTAACTTTATGACAAAATATCACGAAAACCATTCATATGAAAATTGTAGACTTATTAAAATTAATGCAAATTTCTCAAATTATATTTGGAGAGATATATTGAAAAAAATTGGACTTGATTTACTTTGCGTAGCTACGCATTATTCTAAACGTTATGAAAATTCAGATAAATTTATTGATAATAAATCAGACGAAGAATTGAAAAATTATGCGTATTACTTAAAAACTTCAAATTCTAATGAACTTGTTCTAGAATTTTGTAACAAATATATTGTTGATACAAATAAAAATAATAAAATGGAGTGGAAAAATATTCATTTTGTTTGGAAACAATTTCTCTCTAATTTTAGTTTACCAAATGTTATTTATTCTAATACACTTAAAAATATTATTAAAGAGTCGTATGATTATGATGAAGAAAATGATTCATTTATTGGAATAACAAGTAAGTATTTGCCTGTTCATAGTGATTTTATTAAGTTTTGGGAAACTACTATAACAGTTTGCAATTTAGACACTGAATTATTATTTGATAACGAACTAGAAATAGATGAGTTGTCTTCTCTCTTTAAACTATGGGCTAAACAATCTAACGAACCTCTTATGACTAATGGAAATATAACTGAAGAGAATATATTAAAAATTTTAAAACATTTCTTTCCTAATGTTGAAATTATTGAAGACAAATTTGTTTTAAATGTTACATGCATATTATGGAATAAAATTTGTGATATTAATAATTCTTTAGACTTTATCAAAGAACAACTTAAAATTCAAAATAAACCGGATTTGATTTCTTTTGATGATGCGTATAATTATTATTACAAATATTGTAGCTTAAATTCATTAAAAACAATTGTAAGTAAGCGTTATTTTGAAAAATATTTGTATTATAAAATATCTGACCATATTATATATGAAAAATTTATTGAAACTAGTTGGATATTTAATAATTGAATCAGAATTAAATAATAATGTTAATAATTTTAATAATTTGATAACATTATGATTTTTTACTTAATTGATTTAATTGGCATTGCCGGCAACAAACTGAAGGTCCACACCACTGGTTGACGTAATTCCACTAATTGGTGAGGGGCTTAAAGCATTCATTCCTCCTTTCATTTTGCGACTTCCCTTCTTTCTCATAGTTTTACCTTTTTTAATAAAACCAAATTGACCCTTCTTTGTCAAGTAACCAGCCTTAATAAGACGTTTATCCTTTTTAGCACTAATGTGCTTAGCTTTTGAGACAACACGTCCTGCTTTGTTTTTCATTAAATGAGAGTGAGTTAAACCTCCAGAAGTTTTGTATGCAGTGCCATGCCAAACTTGAGCACGGCTACCAATTAATGATTCATATGATTTACCAGATACTGAGTATTTGCCAGTTGAAGTTCTAGAAAACTTTGTCATTATACAAATTAATGAGAAAATAATTATTTCCTAAATCAAATAAACGCAGTTAAAAACGATTCACGGGCGGCTTTCCTCCCCCGCCAGGCATTCCTTCATTTCTACCTAAATAATTTAATTGCAAAGGTTGGCCTAAATAAAAGTTACCAAATTGTGTTTTGCCGCCTTTACTAGAATTAATTATTTGTGATACACGACTATTATAGGAAACATTCGTTGAGGGTGAATCAGAACCTAGAACAGTTTTATTATATATATTATTTATGCATGCGCAAGGTATTTTAGCGTTTGGAAATCTACTATTATATTCAGCTACATAAGTTATCATTCTAGATGAACTTGTACTGCCTCCTGGACTAAATTGTGTTTGTGAATACATATTTAATATCAAATGTTATTTTATTTAAAATAAAAAATTTTAAATAAAATTGAAATTATTTAAAGGTATAAATGTAAATTAATTTAATATTTATAATGAACGCTACCGACGTAATTCTCGCTAACAAATATCAACAAAAGACTGATAAACAGCATATCTTGGATAATCCAGATACATATATTGGTTCTGTTGAAGAAGTAGATTCTGACTTATGGATTATTTCTGAAGATGGAGAGAAAATTGTCGAAAAAAACATTAAATATATTCCTGGATTATTCAAGTTATTTGATGAGGGTATTGTAAATTGTCGCGACCACGTTGTGCGTATGCAGCAATTAATTATTAATAAACAAGAAAAATCCATACCCGTCTCTAACATTGAAGTGACAATTGAAGAGGATGGTACCATTACTATGCTCAATGATGGCAATGGTATTGATGTAGCTGAACATCCAGAGCATAAAATGTGGATTCCTGAAATGATTTTTGGTCATCTTAGAACTTCTACAAATTATGATAAAACTGAAAAAAAAATTGTAGGAGGAAAGAATGGGTTTGGTTTCAAACTTGTTTTGATTTGGTCTACATACGGTTCGGTTGAAACTGTTGACCATATCAGAGGGTTAAAATATTGCCAAGAATTTAAAAATAATCTTGATGAAATTTGCAAACCGACAATTACAAAATGCAAGAATAAACCATATACAAAAATCACTTTTAAACCAGACTATGCACGTCTTGGAATTAGTGGATTAACACCAGACATTATTGCTCTACTGAAAAAAAGGACCTACGATGTGGCTGCAATTACTGATAAAAGTCTTAAGGTGAAATATAATAACACTCTTGTTCCTGTAAAAAATTTTGAACAATATATTAATATGTATATTGGAGAGAAAACTGTCACTCCTCGAGTTTATGAAGACTCTGGCGACCGTTGGGAATATGCTGTCGCGTTAACACCTACAAATGAATTTTCGCAAGTTTCGTTTGTAAATGGCATCCACACTTCTAAGGGAGGAAAGCATGTTGAATATATTTTAAATCAAATTACACGTAAGCTTTGTGACTTTATTGAAAAAAAGAAAAAGGTAAAGGTAAACCCTAATAGCATCAAGGAGCAACTAATCTTATTCTTAAGATGTGACATTGAAAATCCCGCTTTCGATAGTCAAACTAAGGATTTTATGAATACACCTTCTTCTAAGTTTGGTTCTAAGTGCGAAGTAAGCGACAAATTTATTGAAAAAGTTGCTAAAATGGGTGTGATGGATGCCGCGTTGCAGTTGACGGAGGTAAAGGAAAATAAGGCTGCAAAGAAAACCGACGGTGTTAAAAGTAAGTCTGTTCGTGGCATTCCTAAGCTTACTGATGCTAATTGGGCTGGAACCGATAACTCAAAAGAATGTATGATAATCTTTTGCGAAGGTGATTCAGCTAAAGCAGGTATTATTTCAGGATTGTCTTCTGATGACCGTAATACAATTGGTGTTTATCCTATGAAAGGTAAAATTCTAAACGTACGGGGTGAAGCAGTGAAAAAAATTTCTGAAAACAAAGAAATTACGGAAATTAAAAAGATTCTAGGTCTGGAAACAGGCAAGAAATATGCTGATATTGAAGATGTACATAAAAGTCTCCGTTATGGAAGAGTTTTATTTATGACTGACCAGGATTTAGATGGTAGTCATATTAAAGGGTTGGGAATCAATCTCTTTCAATCTGAGTGGCCAACTCTCGCGAATATTCACGGATTTATTGGATTTATGAACACTCCTATCTTGAAGGCAAAAAAAGGCGCTGTAGAATTAGATTTCTATAATGAAGGCGAGTATAATGAATGGAAGGAAGAAAATGATAGCAAAGGTTGGAAAATCAAATATTACAAAGGTTTAGGTACTAGCACTGGTAAGGAATTCCGCGAGTATTTTGAAAAAAAGAAACTAGTTGGCTTTGAACATTCAGAAAAAAGCGATGATGCAATTGATATGGTTTTTAATAAAAAGCGCGCAGACGATAGAAAAGATTGGTTAAAGGTTTATGATAGACACGCCTACCTTGATACTTCTAAGACTTGTGTTTCTTATGAAGAATTTATTGATAGGGAGTTAATTCATTTCTCCAAATATGATTGCGATAGGAGTATTCCTAACTTGATGGACGGTCTTAAAATATCTTTGCGGAAAATATTGTTCTCTGGATTTAAAAAGAATTTGACAACTGAAATTAAGGTTGCACAATTCTCAGGGTATGTTTCTGAACACTCTGGTTACCATCACGGCGAAGCTAGTTTAAACGCAGCTATTGTCGGAATGGCTCAAAACTTTGTTGGTTCAAATAACATAAACTTGTTCTTGCCTAATGGACAATTCGGTACTAGGTTACAAGGTGGAAAAGATAGTGCTTCTGAAAGATACATCTTTACGCAGCTAAATAAAATTACTAGAAGTATATTCAATGTTTCAGACGATAATGTATTGAAATATTTAAATGATGATGGGTTATTAGTTGAACCATTATACTATGCACCTATTATTCCTATGGTTCTAGTTAATGGCTCAAAGGGTATTGGTACGGGGTTTAGTACTGATATTATGTGTTACAACCCACTTCAAATTATTGAATATATTAAAAATAAATTATTGTCAATTGAAGATGATTTTGATTTCATTCCTTATTACGAAGGGTTTAAGGGACATATTACTAAGCTTACAGATGATAAATTCTTGGTTAAGGGCGTGTATGAAAAAATTGGACCTGATAAAATTAAGGTTACTGAGTTGCCTGTTGGTTATTGGACAGAGGATTTCAAGGAGTTGCTTGAAGATTTAATTGAACCTACGCCTGGAAAGGACGGTAAAAAAGTGTCGCCAATTGTAAAAGACTATGACGATATGAGTAAAGACACAAACGTAGATTTTACTATTTCATTTGCTAAAGGCAAGCTTGAAGAGTTGGAATCCAATAAAGGCGACTATGGGTGTAATGGTCTTGAAAAATTATTAAAACTTTACACTACAAACTCTACTAGCAATATGCATTTATTTGATTCCGAAGACACTCTTAAAAAGTTCGATAAAGTGTCGGATATTATTGACTCCTATTATGCAGTTAGACTTAAATTATATCAAGAAAGAAAAAATTATATGATTGCGGCTTTGGAAAAAGAATTGGTTTTATTGTCTAACAAAGCAAAATATATTCAAGAAAATTTAGATGGAACTATTGATTTGAGAAAAAAGAAGAGAGAACAAGTAATTGAATTATTGGCTAGCAAAGGTTACGATAATATTGAGGATGATGCGGAATATAAATATCTTGTTAAGATGCCTATGGATTCAGTAACAGAAGAAAATGTTGAAAAGTTATTAAAAGACAAGGGAAACAAAGAGACTGAGTTAGAAACTGTTAAAAGCAAAACGATTTATAAAATGTGGAATGAAGAATTAGATTATTTAAGAAATTTATATGTTGAGTATAAAGAAGAACGAGCTAGGCTTATGAGTGGAGAAGATGGAAGCAGCAAGTCTAGTAAAAAAAAGGTTGTATCAAAAGGTCCTATTAAAAAAAGTGTTAAGAGCAATGAAGGCAAAAAAATAATGGTAGTTGAAGATGATTAAATAAAAAATAAAATATAAAATATAAAATAAAATATAAAATATATTTATAAAATATATGAATTATCAATTTGAAGCAGCTAATGTAAATTTCGGCAACCCAAACGCCTATCCGTCTAATCCAGCTGGAACTCAAGCTTTAAGTATACCGCAAATGCCAACTGCACAACAAACTGTTCAACAATCAACACAAAAAAATTCTAATATAACATTTTCTCAAAAAATTTTAAATTTTTTTAATGTCAAAACTGGAACTATTTTAACGGCTGCAATTGGTATGGCTATAGGTTTTGCATTTAAAGACTTAATTTCTTCAACTGTAACAAATGTTTTGCAACCGTTAATTATTATGTTTTTATCAATAACGCATTTAAATAATATTTATGACATTAGTTTATTTATTTCTCCTGAAAAGAACGCTTTAAATGTTAGCACATTTATTAATAGTTTATTTTCATTTAGTTTTGTTGTTATTGCAACATACTATATTAGTTCATTGTTATAAATGTTTTTATCTAAATTATTGTAAATAAAAACAAAATTCTAAGAGTAGAGAGAAAGAACTAAATCAAATTATTTATCCTTTATATTATTGTTTAATACTTCGTCTATTTTTGTTTCATTATAATTCTCTCTACAATCAATAAATGAAAAAATATTCTGAAGATTATTTTTATTAAACATCTTTTCAAAGCTAGTTAAATAACAATAGTCGTTATGTTTATTGTAAAAATCCACCAACTCTTTATTTAATTTTGATAAAAAATTTGTTGCATTTTTATTATTTTTGTGCCAACCACTATTTCTTTGAGCTGCAATATTCTCTCTAATTTGTATAATAACTTTGGTTTGAGGAAACAATTCTTTGAAGTCTTCAATGTAATTTATGTTTCCATCGTCGTATCTTATTTCTTTAAACCCCCAAACATTTGTAGTTTCATTATTTTTAAACATATTTATAATTGTTATTTTTATTAGCTGAACAATTTGGGCGTAATTATATGAATTATACCAAGCTGGTTTAATATTTTTAGTAATAATTGAATCGTAACTAGCAGGATTTAAATGACCGGGTATGTTATTTGTTGTAGAATATTTTATTCTTCTATAAAATTCAAGTAAACTATTAATTGCGCCAAAATTCTCTCCACAAATATTACTATTAGGAATTGTATTAATTATTCTTTGCAAACTCGTAGAACCCGAACGTCCAGTTGCACAAATTAAAACAATTTTATCATCCATTAATTATTATTATTAAAAATTTTATAACATTTAAACGATTTGTCGTCATTTAAAACCAAGGTTTTAGTACCAACTCTCTATCAGTATTATCAGCCATTACAGGATGAGCTATAGGAACAACTAAGGTGCTTACATCATTAATATATTTCATATAACCTTGCGCTTCACTATAAACCTGTTGAATACAATAATCTAGAACCATTTTGTTTAATTGTGTAACTTGTTGCGAAATATTAGTAGGTTGATTTGCAGCATTTTGTAAAAAAACACTTCGCATTATTATTTTCAATGAATCGCAATCTTGAGGAGCAATTAAATATTGACCGTTTGACCTTTTATAAACTCCTGCTCTTATTCCGTTTTGAATTATTTGAATATTTTGTAGAGAGAAAAAAGCATTTGATAAGCTATTTTCACTCCATAATCCTTCAGTTGCATTCCTAAATGTAGTGCATTGGTTGGCTGGTATTTTGTCATACATTTGAAATAATTCACTAGTATTAGGAGTTTTTATATCTACACGTCCATTATTTGCTTTATTCATTTATATTACTCAAATAGAAAAAATTATATATATTTAATTTATATATGAACGGATTTCAAAAAATGGTTCTAATTGCCGCTATTATTATTTTAATAATAGCTTTAATATTTATTGGAATAGCTCTTACTTATGCACAAGATGATAAATGGCCTCCAATGGTTCCACAATGTCCTGATTATTGGCAAATAGATGGTTCTGGAAGTAACACAACTTGCAGTAATACTTTGAATTTAGGAACTTGTAACTCTGTAATGAATTTTAACAATGCACCTTTTAACGGTCAAAATGGTGCTTGCTCTAAATATACTTGGGCAAATAAATGTGGCGTTACTTGGGACGGAATAACATATGGTGTTACTAATCCTTGTCAAACACCTAGCTAGATTTTATATTAGTTTAACTTTGTTATTATTAGTATTATTATTAGTATTGTCATTATTTTCATAAAATAAAGATATAGAGAATGCGATAATTGTTACAAATATAACTAAAACAAAAACAACTATACTAATCATATTTACTCTAATAATATATTTTTAAATATTATAAATATAATACTATATATTTATAATGAATGAATTACTAATAAAAATAAATAAATTGCCTACTGAATTAGTTGATATAATAAAAGAATACATACCAAAGAAAAGTTTAGTATTTGTAAATAAAGTTTATTATATTTTATATCACCCATTAATTAAACAGTATATTAATAATTACGAAAATTATATACGAGACGTAATAAGGAGAGATAATGAATTCGTTTTTGAAATAATAGTTAAAGAAAACTTTTCAAAGTGGTTTCAAATAAAAAAGTATAGATATAAAAATATCATATTTAATAATTATGCTTATTTTGTAATAAATTATTGCATTGAAAACGAATCAAATAACTGCAGAAAAATTATAGAGGATTTTTTTACAGAACTTGGATTAGATAAAAATCTACATAAAAAGAATATTATTAAGTATATAAGATGGAAGAATTAAATATAAATAAAATTCTTAATAGAGAAGATAAAGCTAATAGCATTAAAGATATTCTTATTTCTTTTGAAAAAAATAAAAAAAATGTTTTAATTAAAAAAGGCATTTATGTTTATGGTGACCCTGGAACCGGTAAAACAACGTTTGTTACAAACATACTAAAAGAAATGGATTATGATATTATAAAATATGATGCTGGCGATATTAGAAATACATCTGTTATTGAAGACATTACAAAACATACAATGTCAGATAAAAATATTATGAGCCTTTTCAATAAAAAAATACGTAAGATTGCTATTATTATGGATGAAATTGATGGAATGAATAATGGAGACAAAGGTGGTATAAATACTTTAATTAAGCTTATAAGACCAAAAAAAACTAAAAAACAAAGGCTTGAGGAAGTAACTATGAATCCCATTATTTGTATAGGAAACTATCGTGTTGATAAAAAAATTAAAGAACTTATGAAGGTTTGCAACACAGTAGAACTAAAAACTCCTACGTCACCGCAAATTTCACAAATCGTCCAAACTCTTTTACCTAATATCGAATTAATTAATAAAAACAAAGTTATTAACTATGTTCAAGGCGATTTAAGAAAAATTAATAGCATTCATAATTTACAAAAAAATAAGCCTGACATTTTAAACTCTGAAATTATTGAAAACTTATTTCAAATCAAATCGTATAATGATGATACAAAAAAAATCACAAATAAATTAATAAATAATTATTACAATATTTACGAACATAACAATATAATGAATGAAACTGATAGAACTAGTGTAGGTTTATTATGGCACGAAAATATCATTGATGTAATAGACAAGATGGATAAAAAAGAATCTATACCGTTTTATATTTCACAGCTAGAAAATATTTGTTTTGCTGATTATATTGACAGAATTACATTTCAAAAACAAATATGGCAATTTAATGAAATGAGTTCTCTCATTAAAACATTTAAAAATAATAAATTATATCACGAACATTTTACAAAAAAACAAAAATATAACCCACTTGAGGTTAGGTTTACTAAAGTATTAACAAAATATTCAACTGAATATAATAATTCACTTTTTATACAAAAGTTGTGTCAAAAATTGGGAATGGATAAGAAAGATTTATTTGGGTTTTTTATTGACCTTAAAAATAAATATGACGATAATCAAATTTTAGCTCTTTTTGAAAACTATGAAATTGGAAAACTAGATGTTAATAGAATTTATAGATATTTGGAAAAATATACAAAGGAGAATGCTAGTGGAACAGTTGATAAAGAAATTGATTGCGAAGAAGAAGAAGATGATGAAGAATGTTAATCAAAATCAAACTCATTAAATAAACCTCCTGATTTTAAGTTATTAGCCTTTATGCTATTATCTTTTAATAATTCAATTTTAGTATTAATAGATACATTATTGTCTTGAAGAATTTCTAATAATCTTTTCTTTTTATAATTTTTGTGTAAATTGTGTAGCTGCATTTTTATTTCAGTTTCATTTTTTATAGTTTCATATCTTTCATCGTTGCCAGATGAAACCTTGGCATTTAAATAAGTATTTAATTTTTTAGGAAATAAAATATTATAATTTGTTTGACAACGCAATAAAAAAGTTATTATTAAAAACTTCATAATTAAAGTATTTATGATGTTTTTATATTATTTATTTTACAACTTTAGACAGTTCAAACGAGATTTTATATAACAGTATATATATATAGAATGGAAACTGGACGAATGATGTTGTTGCATTCCGTAATAATCGGTGTTTTATTGTACCTCTTTATGATTTTTATACTTGGTCAAAAACAAATTGTTGCTGAAAACCGAAGTATTTTATTGGCAGCTTTGGTACTAATTTATATGATTTTATTTGGTCACGGTTTGCCGTCTTCAATAAACAAAGATTTATTTTAAGTATATTATTAGAATAGTTGTAATAATATAGTAGTTCAAAGATGTAAAAAGCAACTTATTTAATATAAGTTGACAATGAAAATTTAGATTTGATTAAACTTCTCGTATTCAACCTAGCGTTACGTTTATCTTCCCATCGAGCTATAATTTTTGCGTCCAACTCGGAATTCATATGTGTCATATAGTGCTGTGGAGATAAATAAAACAAAGTTCTTGAACGATTTTCACTTCTACACTCTCCTGTAGATATTATAACACTAAAATACAAATCTTCGTCATCGGTCCCAACAATATGCGAATAATAATGACCTGTTTCAGCATCTCTAATACGACAACCTTGTGCGCTAGATGTGTAAACCTCAACTTTTGTTCTCTTCAACTTGTCATTCTTTGGTATCATTCTCCAAAGCACATTATATCCCTTATCGCTCTTTTTTAAACTTTCAGTTACCCTTCTAAATTCGTCGCTTGATACAGAGTAATCCATATTATCATCAGGATTAAAGTTGTTGTAACTCATTTTCTATTAGAATAATATTTTTATTGATTTGTCTTTAAGTATATTTCAATATTATTTTAATTTGCTTTATTTTATTATGAAAATGAAGGACCTATTAAAGAAAGCTCTATTTTTTTATCTAACGTTTTTTTTTGTATTTGCTCTATGACTATTTGTTTTATTTTATCTTCCAAATATTTAACCTTTTCTTTTAATTGATTATTTTCCATATTTAATTCCTGAACAATAACGCTTAATTCGTTTATTCTATTTTGTGCCGACTCAGGATTATTCAACATTTTTATTTTTTGCATTGTATTTTGATAATCCATTTGTTTTTGCGCGTGGTCCTTCATCATATTTTCTCTAGTTGCTTTTATTTCCATCAACTGTTTTGTAACGTCTGGTTTATTTTCTGGTTTACCTGGTTCATAATTATCTAGTAACTTATCTATATCTTCCATAAAAAATTTTAATATTTCAGGTTCTTTAATTATATCATTTGGTGATATTTGCGCTTCATTAATTGTTGGATTTGGTCCTTGATTTAATAATTCTTTTTTATCAAATGAATTATGTGCGTGTGAAAAAACTAATATAGATTTTTTTGACTCTAGTTGAACAAATGGAATTGTGTATTCTTTTAAAAACTTTCTTTCCTCGGCCACAGACGATTGTTCGTCAAACCGTGTTTGCTTTAAAAGTTCTTTTTTAAAAGCAAATGTTGCTGCGGTTGAATGATTCGGGCCATAAGGACCAAACTGATACATTTTATTAATATGTTTAAAATGAATAAACATTGAGCTTGACCCAGCACATAAGGCATTGGGCGATTTCATTAACATATCAACTGCGTGACTAATTCTCTCTGGTGGATAGTAATCATCGTCATCCATATACACAATTATCTCACCTTTAGCTGCATCATTACCTATGTTTCTTTTTTGACCTAATGTAAGTTTTTTATTATATCTAAAATATTTTACTTGAGGAATATGTATAACTAAATCTTCTATTTTATCCGTTCCGTCGTCTATAATAATCCATTCTATTTTATCTTTTGGATAAGTTTGATGTTCAAAACATTTTAACATTACTGGAATAAACGGTCTTCTATTAAAAGTTGGCGTACATACTGTTACTAACGGATTTTTATTTAACTTTTCTTTTTTATTTTTTCCCATTTTGATTATAATATAATTAATTTTTTATATTATAATTTTTACAAAACAATTACTTTCTAGACAAATTTTTTCCTATATTTTTTAATTCTTTCGATATATTGCCGCCACCATTTTGTCCAAATATTAAATCGTATAGTAGCCCGTGTTTTTCCTTTCCTACATTTTTGTCGGGAAAGTTGCAAGTTTTTTTTGCTTGTTTATAGCTGGTTAAAGCGCTGAGACCAGATTCAACATTTGGTTTAAATAAATCTATTGTAATTATTCCAAAATAAATTAATAAAAGTGTAATAATAGAAAATACACCTGGAATAGCGCCTAAACTACCAAAAGCACTTACAATAACAAAGAAACTAAAAATAGACATAAATGTAACCTTGTAATATTTAAACAACTCTTTAATTATAGTCAATGATGATATACTTTTTCCCCCCATTTCAGCCTGATAAGCAATGCAGGTAAATAAGCACCAGGACATTGTTAAAAATGGTAATACAGGTAAAGTCGCCAATAATCCCCAAAATAATATGCAAAATAATATTACTAATAAAATAGCACACCAATAATCAATTGGATTTAATATTGTTACTTCTTCCCATATAGCTTTTTCCCCTGTGCTAGTACTTACATTTTTCTTAAAAAACCAACCCATATTTGCAAACCATAAATACATAACGTATAAATGGTCGTATAAAAATATAAAAGCTGATATAAATGAAACAATAAATGGTCCAAATATCAATATAACTATTTCAGGCAATCCATTCATCATATTTGCAACAAAATTAATAGCTGAGTAATTATCTGCTATAAGTGATTCAATTATAGAAATAAAATAATTTGCAAGAAAATTCGAATCGTGTTCTTCTTTATAATTTCTGAATAAATCTAAGACTTTATTTGCGGAGTTATAAGGGTTATATGGAAAACTCATTTTCATAGACATTTGAGGGTCTGTAAATGTTGTAAAAATATTAGTTTGAACTGGTTGTATATCTAGTTTATTATCACTATAAGGATAACATTTTTCTTCAGTTGGCAATATATTGGATTGCGCTAACTTGCAACCAAATAAAATAAGACCGCTGTATGAAAAATAAACAACAATAACTAATATTATCGTTATTATGCTTATAATGAATTTTTGTAAACTTTTTGCTAATCCTTCAGATTTACTTGAACTAGTATCTTCATTTTTTTCATCAATAGCTGAGGTATCTGACATTACTTATATTAAATTGATATAAAATTATTTGTGTTTTTGTTCTATATTTAAGACTTTCATTCTAAATAAAATATTCAGATATTGTTATTATGAAAATAAAATATTAATTAATAATATATGAAATTTTCAAAACCCTCATACACTTTTTTATTCTTACTATTAATTTGCTTTATACTTTTATTTGCAATATTTAAATGGATTAATTATTTGACAATTAATAAGTATATTGTTGAGTGTTTTACAAATGCGCAAGCTGTTTCAGAAGATTTATATGGAGGTAAAACTAGTCATACAGTTAATTTGCCTTTAACAACTACTTACAGTTGTACAAATTTTTGTGGACCTACTGCGCGTTGTTCTATAACAGGTCAACAATGTTTCACTGATATTGACTGCCCTGGTTGTCAACCTTACTCACCTCCTTTACCAAAAGATAATGGCGAATGTATTTCAGGTGACGATGATGCAGGCAAGTTAACCTGGGGTGTAACTCCACAGTATTCTTCTTTAACGGCTGGTTACGGAACAAAAGCTAAAATTGTTACAGATAATGTTTTTTCAAAACCGCTGCAAGCGAACTTTGGTGTAGATACTTGGACTTCAACTTCTAATCAAGGTTTAGAATTATATAACGAAAGATATAAACCTCCTTCAACTCTTAAATATATGCCAGATTATTCTGGACGTTACAGTTTAACCGGCAGCTTTATAGATAACGGACCAATAGCATCAAATGCATATTTAAGTTAATTTACTTATAGTAACTTCTTTTGCGATTTTCTTAATAATCTTATTTTCATTATCAAAATCTTCATTCCCTGAGCCGCCCATTGCTTCAATAATTAATTTATTATATTGGTCTGAAAACGCAGACTCACTTTTGCCGCAATCAGGATGTTTTTGTTTGAACTCTGGTAACAATCTTGTATTCTTATTAGCTATACGTTTTATAGCCTTTCTTAGCTTAAGTTTTTCATCATTTTCTTTTTCCCATTTATCTTCATCTTTAATATACATTACTTCTCTCTTTGAGTCATTAATTCCTGATTTTGTTTTACAACTTCTAACACTAAATTTGTAAGAATTTTAAATTCTGGCTCGTCTTCTTCAGTTAAAATATTATTTTGTTCTAGGTTGTGTATTTGAATACAGTTATTGGCATTTTTATGGCGCGACAATCCAGACGAGTGTTTATATATTTTGCCACAATAACAGACGTAATTGAGTCTGGCATTTTTCGGCACTTTTATGTTATCATTTTTACCATTTACGTTACCATTTTCATTTTTTTGATGTTTTGCTGTCAACAGATGTATATCATAATTACTTTTTTTGCAGCATTTAAAGTGACAAAAATAACAGTAATA